CATTATCCCACTTACCTCTTAAGACAAGAAGCCCAATGATTGCGTAGTTAGCCATATCCTTAAACGAATCTTCAAGTGACTCGTGTTCAGGTGATGCACCGCTATCAACTAAGTTGTTGATGCGTGCTAACTTATCGTGCATACGCACACGCAGTCCATTGATAGGACCACCAGGGGCTTGGGATATATTCTTTGGACCATAGTCCTTATGCTTACTCAGTAGTAAGTTAGAAAGTTCCTGACTTAAGTTAGAAAGATTTACTTCGAGGTGGAGTTCGCGTGCAACAGAGGAATCTTTAGGCTGACTATCAGGAAGGAACCTTCCTTGGAGTATGCTGATACCTTCAGACCTTGATTCACTAGATGATTTATAATCTGCCATATCTCTTCACGCTCCACCTTCGTCGTCATTGGTATCCGTTTCTAATAGTCGTGCTAAGTTTTGGTCGAAGTCTACGAGTGCTGACTTGACTACCATATCCTCAACAAGTTCATCTACTAGGTCGTAACCATTCTCACTAGCGAACAGTGTAACATAGGTGGACTGTGTTATAAGTTTTATCTGGTTAGGGTCATCAGCGTGGTTAAACATAAACCTTAGCAGTGACCCTAGCAGAAGTTTGTATCCATTGGGTAATATGTAGTACGGGTCAAACTCTTCACCCTCTTCAAAGTAATGGTCCACTAATTGAAATGAATCCTCAAATTGTAGGTGACAATCGTGGCAATAATTATGTGGGTCTATCTCATCACTCACTGGATGCCTATCTTTTCCAGTATGAAGTCTTTACCGTGGGACACGAACACTGAATTAACATCTGCTCCGTCTCCGAATCCGACAACCGTAACTGGCAATTCGCGGGCAAGACTATTGGCGAACTCACGTCCTGGCGCATCGCCGTCAGCAAAGACGAACACTCTTTCAAAGTCAGCGAGCAATCGTGTGTAGTGTTTCTTCCAACTGTTCGCACCTGGTACTCCAACACAAGGAAAGCCAACGCACCTAGACATAGTAAGGGTATCCAGTTCACCTTCACACACTCCAATCCAATCACCTGCACGTTGCACATCAAGCACGTTATACATACGAGTCTCTGCTCCTACCATACCCATATACTTGGGTTCAACTGCAGGGTTAAGACTTCTAAATCTTAGGTCAACAACACCAGTCTTAGTGATGTAAGGGATTGATAAGCGTCCAGTGTATTGTTCGTGACCTGTATCAGGTTCCGCGACTACGCCTAATTGAGCCAACCGTGCTACCTCCAGAGGTATTCCTCTGCTTGCTAGGTAATCTTCTGCCAGATGAATACTTTCCGCGTACTTGTGTACTGACTTCCCCAGTAATTCCTTCTGCAAAACGCTGTGCCTCATAGAAACTTAGCCCTTCTTGACGGACGATGATTTGGATACTGTTTCCTTGCACACCACAAGCAAAACAGATGAAGATGTTTTTATCAAGATTCGCTGTACCACTTTGGTGTGAGTCACCGTGAAAGGGACACCTAAGATTGACTTGTCCGTGAGTACTACGTATGGATGCCCCGTAGTGTTCAAGGATTGCTTTGATGGAGGGCAAGTCGTTGTCAATTTTTATCACCATACCCTGCTTCCCGTAGTAGCCACACTAAATCTTCTGTTCTCATTAATGAAACCCAATCACCTATTGATTTCTCGCCCTGTCCATTCAGTCTTAAGACAACAACACCGAGGTCACCCTTGGCTCTATCTTTTAACTGTGCTATTGCAGCAGCGGGATTAAATCCAGTGCGTGCTTTTACTTCAAAGTCTATACCCACACAGCCAGTAATATCGCTACCACTACGACCAGCACCTGTAGATTCCGCAAATGGGAATCCGTTGTCAGCAAGGTAGTTAGCCAAGACTTTCTGACTTCTGTACCCTCGATGCTTTCTGCTCTGCGATGCCACTTACGTAGCACTCTTATCCCCACGAAGGATACGGATAGCCCACTCCATACCAACATTCAATCCATCAGTCCACTCATCCTTGATTGGAACTTTAGACTCTTCAATCTTTTGTATTACTTTATCAATGCGTGCTTGTGTTTCCACCATCACAGCCTGACGTATGACCTGAGTCATATCGTCTTCTTCTTCTCTAATCATTATCCACCGTTCTCTGGTATGTCATCAATGAACATATACTCAGGATTAAATGCCAGCCAACACATTAGGTTAGCGTTAGCATCAGCCCTTCCGTATCTATTCTTTACTGGTGAGACAGCCATTGACGTTCCCACTACCCCTAGTGTACATATAAGTGCAGGGATTTGTGCGACCTTACCCTGTAATGCAGAGCGTGGCTGTGTCGGGTTACCCTGTACTGCTTCCGATGTATGGTGTAGAACAATGACTGCTGCATTAGTAAGACGGGCTAAGTACTTTAACTCTTTCATTACTGCACGCATAGATGCAAACTCTTCACCGCCATCAGTGGCTATGTCCATCAGGTTGTCAATGAAGATTGCCTGAGGTGGACAACCCCATAGTTCTTCAAAGGCTTCGACTTCTTCGTTGATATCCAACAGAGTGGGACTGGATTCAAATGACCACACAATATGGGCTGACTTCTGTAGTACAGCCTTAGCCCAGTTAGTATCCTTGTCCATCAAGTACTCAACATCAGTCTGATTCTTACCGCTAATCATCGACGCAAGGCGCATAGCCATAGTGTGTGAGTTGGTATCTGCTGACACATAGAGGGTAGGAACCTGCATCTTGAGGGCTAGACCGAGGGCTAAGGTGGACTTACCCACACCAGGGACACCAGCAAACATCGATACCTCAGAGCGACGGCAAACAATCTTGTTGGTAGCAAAGGTCTTGAACACAGCAGGTAAAGGTTCACCACCTATGTCTGACCGCCCTACTGAACGGACAAGGGTTCTCATATCTTCTTAATCCAAACCTGAGAGTTGATGACTAGGGTTTCGTACTCACCTTCGTGACGTCCAAGAAACAAATCAATACCTAGTGTTGGCGTCAACTCAGGAGACATCTCTGCTCCCCAAGTGTAGTCATCAAATGCCATAATGCCACCTGATTTTAATAAAGGAAAGGATAGTTCGGCATCCATCAATGCACCGACAGTTGTATGGTCTGCGTCTATGTAGATGAAATCAAAGTATTCTCCTAATGGTCTATCGCATCCATACTGTGCAAGCAAGTAACCAATAGTATCTGCTCGGCAGATGTTTACTTTATAATCTTTAATCTTATCAGTGTATGTTTTGTAGACATCATCAAAGTCCATATCTTTGTGTGCGTCTTCATCACTGCCTTGCCAAGTATCAACATCAGTAAGTTGTATGTTGTTTATATTCTGTAGCATCCAGATACTTGCATCACCTGTGTATACACCGAGTTGTAAGAAGTGTAAATTCTGTTGACCCGCTAATGGAATTAGGAACTTTTCAAAGTTCTCTTTAGCGGTATAGTTAAACCAATTTGGATATTCCATTAGACTCTCCTGTCTTAAGTTGGAAGAGAGGCAGTCACCTTCCCCTGAATAACTGCCCCTCCGCCAATTCTTATTCTAGCATTGACTGTTGTATTAGCCGTTCGTCGGAGCGCATTGTTCCGCGCCCTGAGGTTGTGGACATACCCACATTGAGTAAGGCTTGCCGTTCTTCTTCGAGATTCCCGATAGGAACTTGCGGTTGCCGTGAACGCAGGTCGGTGATGATAGACCCGTAGCGGACGGAGCCACTGTCGGGGCGGGTGCGGAGGTAGCCCAAGGAGGCGTGTCTACTGTTGAAGTAGTGGTCGCCAAAGGGGATACGGTATATGCACCAGCAATCATCTTGCTAGTTGCTGCAATCTGTGTTGAGTAATCAGAGATACCCTCTAGCAATACGCTGAGTTCATCTGCTGATGTCGCACGAATATTAATCAAGTCACCATTCGGAGACTTAACTGATACCTGTAACTTCCAGTTTTCTTCTGACATTATTTATCCTTCTTCGTAAATTGGCAGTGTGCTGTGAGTCCACAGTAACTGCACGATTGTAGGTTCGGTAGAAATATACCAGCCTTTCGAGCCTTGTCAAAGCCATCCACGAAATATTCGAGTGTGTCTTTGGTATATCTACTTAGGTCAATCATCTCTCCTGTCCCCGATTCACGAGACATCCAGTAGTTTCCTAGATTGACTTCAACACCTAACATCATCTCAACTCCTACCTTGTAGAAGCCAAGTTGTAAGTCAGATGCTGGTCGTCTTGCTGATGTCTTAAGGTCGACAATCACAAGTTGTCCGTTAACCTCAAAGATTCTATCGATGAACATCTTCACTGGTATACCAGCAATGTTCGGGTTTAACTCCAACTCAATAGCCTTAATGCCTTGTGGAGTTGTCCAGATTTTCCAGTCAGGATTGTTCTTGCGCCAAATGATGTAGTCATCTACCCACTTGGAACCTTGTTCATACCACCACTCCCCATTTTCCTTGCCAGGGTTGGCTTTCGTGGCACGTCCTGCTACTCGCGCCTTTGTAAAATCAAGTCCGTCAATCTCTTTAATCCACGCATCGTGCCAGTATGTGTTAACCATTCTCAATGTCCCACATTTCTGCTGCTAGGTGGAATGCTCGCCCACCTGCTGACCATACGGATGGTTCTTCTTCTACCTTGAGCAGTCTACCTAGGTAGTACTGATAACCACAGGTCAGGTATGTAGTAAAGGCTGAGTAACTGATGTGCTCTGGTAGTTCATATGAATCTAGTTTAATCATTGTCATCAACTACTGACAAAACATAAACCATATCTTCTTGCAGTTCTTCTACTGCTTTTCTTAGTTCGTGAAATGCAATTGACAACTCGACAATCATATCGTCGCCACTTATATATTCTTGCTTCTTAAAGAAGTGCATTGCTATCCCCTGTCTCTAGTTAGATAGTCCTCCTTCAGAGGACAGGAGTGACTCAATGAAGGAGAACTATCTAATACTTAGATTATCATATTAAATTATTATTGTCAAATATTAAATCAGATTACCCTCGGCAATCTGATTTTAGGAATACCCCCCTACCCCCCATAAATTAAAATTTATAGTTGGTAGAGAAGTGGTTCCCTCGTGTAATCTTCATTTGAGGTAACCCCCCCACTCTTGCGAGTAGATAAACCATAGCATAATTGTGGCATAAAAAAAGAACCCCACCACCTCGGCGTGTTGCCAAGATGATGGGGTCTTTATGTCTTAAGACTTAGGTTACTTAGAACCCTTGCCGAACTCAGTTGCCTTTGGGTCTAATGCCTTGAGCACTGGACCTGCAACCGCTGCTACTGCTGCTGAGAGTAGAGCCTTTGGGCTTGTCTCACCTGCAAGATAGAGTGCAGTTACGGCAGCGAATGCTGCACGGAAGTACGTTGATGCGATTGCAATCAGTTTATCTTTGTTCATTGGTTCTCCTTAGGATTTGAAGACTGGCTTACCGAATCCCACAACAGTCACGGCTTGTGACTTGCGGAGTTTGGAACCATTCTTCTTCTTGTAGGCACGCACCTTCAGGCAGACTTGCCCTCCGTTGCGTTGGTCACCCTTCTTATCTGGGGCTGTGTTGCCCTCGATACAGGTAACTGTACCATCAGCATTGTCTTTGACAACAATTCCGACGTGACTTATTCTATCGACCCCATCGTTCGGGAAGTCGAAGAACACAATATCCCCAGGTAGTGGTGTTGCTGTATCACTAGCCAACTCCCACTGACCCTTCTTTTCAAATGCCTTAGCACCTGCAACTGTCGATACGCAGTTAGGAATCTTTAGCCCTACCTCATTGGCACACCAGTTCACGAATGAACCACACCAAGGAAGGAAGTTAGCCTTAGTAAAGGCTCCATACTTTGTCTCGTTGTCCTTTGGACCTTCGATAACACCGAGTTCAGTCTTTGCTACTGCAATGAAGTCTGCTCTTTGTCCCATTATTCACTCGCTTTCTTGTCAACCTTAGCAAAGGCTTCGTTGATTTCTTCTGCTGATAGATGTCCATCTGCTAGGTAGAAGCGGGCAAGAGTCTCAAGTACGCGGGCTGCACCTAGTGCACCTGCCAATACTCCTGCTTGCCATACTTCGATGCCTACTAGAGAACCAGCACCGATAACTCCAAGAGATTCTGCTGCGATAACAGCAAAGATTCTCATCATTACGCTTTTGAATGTATCCATTATTCTTCGTCCTTAGGGTTACGTAGAGGATAAGTAACTGCCCAAGCCACAAGGGTTCCAGCAATTGCATAACCGACTACTGTCTTTGCTGACCCATCAAGGACAACCCAGGCAATAAACATCCCAAGTAAGGTCCATAGTTGGTCAATCATATCTCTTAATATCTTCAAGGCTTACGTCTCCTTACGGCTTTAGATTCACCAGCAGAGGCTCCGCCTCCGCCAGTTGTTCCTCCACCAGAGGGGGTTCTGGTAGTGGATGATGCAACTGATGCTGCCATACCTGCTGCATTAACTGCAGCCTGTGCAGCAATCACAGATGCGACAATAATTTTCTCTGATTCAGTACGTTCTTCTTCTGACATATCAGCACCAATACTTGCAATAGCAAGCAAGGCTTCGCCTGGGTCAGTAAAGATTGCATTGAGTAATTCAGATGGACTTTCAAGAACTACCAATGCTGCAGCCACTTCGGCTGTGATGACAACCTCATTACCGTTCTCATCCTCACGGACTTCAACAGGTGTATCAGGTGGTAAATCTTGATAAGTAATACCAGCATCTTGAATAGCCTGTGCTGTAATCGGCGTGCCTTGAGAAGCCTCGATAAGTTGCTCTGCTACTATTTGTCTCTCTTCTGCAGTTGCATTAGGAGAAGCGATAGGAGGTTCAGTGTGAGGTTCTTCTGGGACGATTGGTTCCACCACAGGCGCAGGTTCTACTGGTTCAGGGTCAGGTTCTGGCGCATCTGGTATAGGTTCAACAAGAGGGGGTTCTGATGGAGGTTCAGGAGCAGGTGCTTCCTCTACTGGAGCAGGAGGCTCTTCCATTGGAGGCTCACCGATTGAACCCTCAGGGTCAGGGATTGCAACAGGAGGTTCAGGTTCAACAGGAGGAGGCTCTTCTGCAGGGGCAGGAGGCTCTACTGGTGCGGGCACGGTTTCAGGAACAGGTTCGGCTGCTGGAGGCTCTGGTACGGGCACAGGTTGGGGTGATGGCTCAGGTTGAGGCAGAGGTTCTGGACTTGGCTCAGGCTGTGGGTCTACTACAGGTGGCTGAGGAACAGGAACAGGACGAACAGGCTCAGGAACTGGTACAGGTTCAGGCTGAGGAACGGGAGTAGGCAATGGCGTTGGGATTGGCTGTGGCGCTGGCGGTACTGGCGCTGGCGTATTGGTATCTACAGGGGATGGAGTAGGTGATGGTTCTGGCGACGGAGGATTACTGGTCGGAGAAGGTGAAGGCACTGGAGTTGGCTCTGGAGTTGGCTCAACAGAGGGCGACGGACTCGGAGTTGGAACTGGTTCAGGTGAAACAGAAGGCTCGCTTGAGGGAGTCGGAGTTGGAGATGGCGTTGGACTTGGCTCAGTCGAAGTTGATGGCGAAGGACTAGGAGCAGGTTCTATAACATCTGCAGTTACCACTGGTGCAACATAGACACGAGTAAGTCCTGCTTCTTCTAGCGTAACCACACGTCCATCAGGCAAGCGAACACCAGTACGAGTATTCAATCCTGCTTGTACATCTGAAAGATAAGTAATAGTCAATGTGTTATCAGGATTAATAGCAGCAGTAACTACGATTGTAGACAACGGATTGGTACTTGCGTTCTGCCCGTAAGGACGAACTGCTAGGTCAACTTGGAATCCTGCTTGACTAGAAGTAATAATCAAATGCTCATCAGGTGCTCTCCATCCAGCAGGATAAGAGTTAGATGGGTTTGGATTAGCAGGGTCTAGTACTACCCAGTCATATGCATTAACTGATATGGATGGAGTACTTGGAAAGTTACTATAGTTATTATCTGGTGTACCAAATACAATAGTTGAGTTGGTTGTTGCATAAACTGCTGTGTATTCAACACCTTGAAAGTTAATAGCAGTAGGCAGGGCTACCTGATAAGAGACATCATCTCCACCACAAGTATCTTGTACAAGTACTGGAGTAGAGGTTGCTGTATCAGAACCCGTTGCTGGTGTTTCTGTATTAAGAACTACTGCTGCAGTTGATGCTGCTGCTACTGACTCTGCTGTTGTTACACAGGTTGCCTGTGCCAACATAGGGAAAAATATGGACGTTCCAACTATTAAAGAAAATGCGGCTAGTGCTCTACTCTTTCTCACAAAGGAGTAAGTAAATTTGGTCAACGCGTTCTTCCAATCGGTTCACTTGGTCTTTCACGGAACCGCCCCCGTTTGGTTTCAACTCATATAGATAATGCTTAACAAGCCATCTAATAAGTCCAGCAAACCCTGCTGTTAATGTCATAAGGGCAACTGCAAAGCCAGCCCACTCTGTTGCTGTCATCGCTTATACCGTTCTGATTGTTATCTCAAGTACGCCACCGAAGCCATCGAAACGCTTATCGGGTGGTGTCATACGGGTGAATGTGATTTGTTCGATTACTGCTTGACGTGTTTCTCCAGTAGATAAATCCTGGAATGTTAGTACGTCGCCTGTCTCTTCAATATCTTCTAGCAACTGAATCTTGTCAAAGGCTCTGCCTTCGTATCCAGTTTGTACGTTGTACTTGTCAGTCTCGATATCAAAGCAATAGACTGGGAATCGCATTACTCGCTGACGAGGTGTAGCAATTGTAGCCTTGGCTTGATATCCCTTAAAGATTGGACCACGTGATGAGGTAGTCCCATCACGATAAAGAATAAACTTAAATGCTACATACTCTTGAGCAGTAGCAGGATTAGATGTTCCTACTTCAATAGGAGTAATTACTGAATCATATGAAATATGGTCGTACTCTGTGCCATCTTTATCAACAGTCTCAAGTGTCATTGAGCCGTAGGTAAAGTCACCACGACCAAGCAGGCGCTTAAAGTTCTTAGGCTCAAGGGTTCCATATCGGATATTACCTGTTGTGATATATCCAGATGCACGAAGTGTTGATTCATCTTCTATATATGTATATCCATTGGCAGATGATGCATAGGCTGTACAAAATGCTAGTCGCTCTGTACCATTTACAAAAGCAACGCCAGTAGTTACGTGACCTGTAACACCATCTGCATAGATATCGTTAGCCCAAGCAAAGCGAAGGGTTTCTAGTTCATTACTTAAGTCAATGCGGATAAGTCCTGCATCACCATCGACTCCAGTTGCACACCATACATAGTGGTCGCGGGCTGCAAAGTCATAGCAAGGTTGAGTTGTTTCTACAATGAGTGGACCATAGTTAATTGAACCATCTTGGTCAGAGATAACCGCTGCTCGTACACCCTTGCTAGTACCAATCATCATATAGCCAAGGTAG